TTAGGCGTCGTCTTTTTGTTTTGTCTTAGCGGTAAATTCCAAGTTTGGGAATTGACCAGCTAATTGATTTGGAATGGCGAATTTAAAAATGTTGACCGCCTGTTGCCCAAAGTTTTGAGAATCATCTAAAAGGTCGATTGCTGACCTTAATTCTGATTGTCCTAAGTGGGCATATCTCATTGTGGTTTTTATCTCGCTATGACCTAGTAGTTCTTGGATAGCTTTAATTGGCACGCCCTTTTGAGCCAAATGTGAGGCAAAGGTATGTCGGAGACAATGCCAGCCTATTCGGCGCAAATTTGCCCGTTTGCACGCCCTATAAAGCGATCTGATACTATTTACCTGTCTGACTCTGTTGCCAGCTCCGTTTAAGAATACATAGCCAGCTTTACTCTTTTTAGCTGATAACATCTGACAAAGTTCTGCGGTCAATGGTATGTAGCGAGTTTTATTGCTTTTAGTGCTACCTAGCACATTTTTAGAGACTGATTTGCTGACTGTTAATAATCGGCTTTGTAAATTGACATCTTGCCAATCCAAAGCGATTATTTCGCCAAATCTTAGTCCTGTTTTCAAAGCCAATAAAATCATATCAGCTAAATACCCCGAGCTATTATCTAGCAAACTGCGAGATTCTGATTCGGTCAAAAAGTCGAATTTTTGAGGTTCAACCTTGAGCAATCTAATCTTTGGCACATTGACTAGCAATTCCCACTCTTGAGCGGTATTCAAGCATTTTCTCAAAACCGATAAATGATTATTTATGGTTTTGTTGCTCAAATTTAAGTTAGCCTTGGTTCTTTTGTATTCTTCAATGGCGAAACAACTGATTTCGCTTAATGGCAACTTGCCAAAGTATGGCACTAGACCAGATCTAAGAATTGATTCTTTGCCGATAATTTCCGAATGCTTGTTATTGTTTTTGACATAAACATCAAACCAATGCCAAGCAAAATCATTAAAATTCTTTGGCGATACTATTGGACTTATTCTATAAGTGCCTTGAGCTAATTCTGTTCTAATCTTAATTTCTAGCTCCTTGGCTCCTTCTCTGGTATTGATTGGGCTTCTTTTGCGATATCTAATACTTTTATATCTAAAATCTACCCGCCAGGATTTCCTTAATTTTCTTACGGCCATATGATTCTTACATCGAATCAACACGATTTTGTTTCAGATAGAGGGCTATATCCTGTTCAGAAAACCTGATACAACCTTTTATTTTGTAAAAGGTTATTTTTCGAGTTTCTACCAGTCTATATATAGTTATTTTGGACACTCCATACAGCGAGGCGACCTGATCTATAGAATATAGCTGTAAAATGGTGTTGGCTTCGGCGTTCATTTAATTGTTAAGGAGCAATATAGGAACGCTTCTCGTAGCGCTTTGGTATATTGCTTCTTATCATATTTTATTAAAAAAGAAAAGGTGGCGAGCTTCGCCCTAATACTGGGACGGTTATTAAGGCATATGCCTTGTATTCAACTTGACCAATCCATTCAGATTCAAAAGTCTTTTCAAAAACTGGTGTCAGCATTGATAAAAACTTTTCAATAAACTTTGTTGCCCAATAGCCCAAAAGTTCGATTGATTCCGACAACGACTGCGAACGAAAGAATTTCTTCTTGCCGAAAGTTCGTTCATCAAACATATCTTTGGTGAGATACTTGCAAACATAAGCACCGACATTATTCACGTCGTCAATTTGCTTAATGTCGACCATGCCGTGTCGCCAAAAATATTCTAGTGCGTCCTTCTCAATGAATGGTAGATTGCAGAGCAGGTGATAATGAACAGCCCCACGTTTTTGAAATTCTGGCACGGCTAGATATTCAAAATCAGGGTATCTGTAAGATAGACGCAAAATAAACTTATTGAAGAGGTAATTAGCTTCTTTTAGATCGGTAATGTTCTTGGCAAAAGTTAAAGTCATAAATTTATTCAATTGCGGATTGGCGTTACTTAATCGACGGATTTCAGTTCTAGTGCGATTAAGTGAGAACAGCGCTTTTTGTTTTCGTATTGCTAGCTGTTGAAAGATATTTAATTGTTTTGGCTCGTTATGAGGTTCTTTTTCCGTTGCTTCATAGTCACGCCAGACATTTTTCTTGTATTTAAAAACTTCAACTTGCTTGCCCGACACCACGACCTTTAAGTCGTAGGGGTAAGCCATAACAATTTTCTTTAGATGTGTGGTTATAATCAAGCTAAGAGAGTGCAAATCAAAATACGAAGTAAAATTTTGATTTTGCCGAACGTGCGTCGAGTATATCGTCAGATATAATGCGAGCTAAGAGAGTAAATTCAGATATTCGTTTTTCAGCTCATTTCCCGCAATCTTTTTTGACGGCGGGCGGGCAACCCGCCGACAAAAAAAGCTTGCCGATAAAATACCGTAGCGAAAAAGACAAAATAAAGAGGAATTTTTTACCGTATCAGATCAAGTCATTTTAGCGTCAGCTTTTCCCGAATAAAGGTAGTACGAAGTCTCCACCTTGACTTGGGCAAGCTATCAGACGCTTTCCTTGGCCTGTCCGATACGGCAATAAACGGCCTGCCGACGGATTTTAAAACTCGGCCGTATTTTCATTATATGGATAAGAAAATCTTATCGACTTGGACTGGTTCAGAAGCTACTTCTGATATCGTCCGCAAACAGATTCTTGCCCGTTGGGGCGAGGCTGAAGCCAAGAATTACGATCCTAAAAGTAATTGCTTAACTTTTAATCGTTGGCTAGAAAATGGCTTTAAGGTCAAAGCTGGCGAGAAAGCCATTAAGTCCTTTATCGTTATTGAGAAAAAGGACAAAGACGGAGTAGTCGTCAGTAAATATCCGAAAAGTATCAATCTTTTCTATTTCCTGCAGGTCGAAGAGGCCTAAGCATTAAGGGAGCTAATCTTTAGGGATTAGCTCCCTTTTTTGCTGTTCGCTTGTTGCGAGACTTAGCGTAGGGTGCCACCTCGCTAGAATCGGGGATGAGACCAGTGTTGTCGTTGGAGAATTTTTTAGGGTAGTCTCGGTGGTAGGGAAATTCAGGGTATTCGATAAAGTTGACCGCTTCGTGTGTGTTGTAACAATTAGCTTTGAGCTGATCGAATAAAAAGAATTTTCTCTTGACGGCTCGTCGACGTAGATTGTCGTCTTTCAAGTCTTGCAATTCGAAGTAAGAGGCCATAAAGATGAGGTGAAACATATTCTTAACCTCGATAAAGTGCTGTCCTAAATCTCTAATCCGCTTGTCGATGTTGGAAGTATGCTGTACACCAGCCCAGATATCTAAAGGAATAATTTGCCCGTTATCATCCTTTTTAATATCATGGCGGTGAGCAGAAAACTTTTGCTTGGCGGAGGGTGGCATTTCCTGCCATTCACGGCTGTCAAAATATCCTTGAGCTTCATCAATGAAAATTTGTCCGCCTTTGATGTGCAGAAGTTCGGGAATTTCCGACCAAAAATAAACTTTACCTAATTTATGTTGGTGTAATCTTTTGTTGTTGACGTATTCAGAAAAATCTAGTTTCCAATTGGCGTAGACGTGGTAGCCTTTTAAAAACATGTCTAAGGCTTGATAAGTCATAAACAATGTTTTTCCAGCTCCCGGCTTGCCGGTGATGATAGTAATCATATTGTTTTAGATTAAGCTTTAAAAAAAGTTGCCACTTTCATAACAAGCATAAACAAAAACAAGGTCATCTCAACAAATAGGACTAGGAGTAATACTTTAAACAACACAAAGATCGGGAAGATTAAATCTATTTTGGCGAAGGTGGGGCTGATCACGCCGAAAGCACTATTAACGGCTGTCAGGACAGGATTGTTGGGGTCGGCGTCAGGTAGGAGGCCAAATAACTTGATCAAGATTGTTTCAATAAAATCGAACATATCGTTATTCGTTATCACTGAATAAGTGGGTGATTCTAAACACTAGATAGAGAGCGAAACCGAGCCACAACAAGGCGACAATGTAAGGCCTAAGGCTACTGGCAAAGTTTTTGACACGAGCGTCGCTGGCTGAAAAGATTTTGACATCAAGATTATATTGCTTGTTGCTAGAAACTGATTTGAAGGTAATGTCCAAGGCGTCGCCAGAGACACTGGCATAAGTGCCGTTAAACATATTGTAGAATCCGTCGTGAAAAGCGAAATAATAATTAAAGATTATTTTCTTTTTCAAGGTGTCGACTAGGCGAGGGAAGAAATAGCCGTAGTCATCGGGATTAGTAACGAACTCCAAGTCAGAAACATAAATGCCAAAGGGATATTGCCTCATCATTTCACCGCTTTCGGTTAGTTGAACGACGTAGTGTAATGGTTGGCTGGACGAAGCTGTGAGCGTAACGGGGTAGTTGCTGGTATCGGTCATTGTGTCCAAGTCCTTGTTGTGAAAGCTAGCATTTAACACGTCGCCATTAGAATTGTATTGCTTGATGTTGAAATTAAGGTTAGCGAGCTGGGCTACTGGATAATCAAAGTCAAAGACGAAGTCGGCGGAGGTTGAACCTGCAGGTAAGGTCAGAGCAGTCTCAAAGCTGGGTGAGAGTATTTTAATATTGTAATCATCGTAATAATTAAAATTAAAATACCAATCGTCGGGATAGCCGTGAATAATTTCAAAGCCTTCAACTTCGATGAAGTCCATTAAATCATCATAGTCAACGCAGTCGCCAGAAATGCTATCAATATCTCGAGCGATAATCCTGTCAGTTAATCCGCTTTTGTAGAATTGGCCAGAGAAAGCATTGTCAACGCAATCAATAGTGTATTGAATATCGTCAAAGCCAATGCAGTCGTTAGTGAAACCAATGCGGTCAGCTCCGTTAATAGGACAGGTGCCTGAGACAGTAATCCAAGATTCGTCTAAGGCTGGATCGTCGGCTTCGGGGCTGGTAATACGAAAATAAATCTGTTCGTTACCAACCTGCATATCGTCAAAGTAAGTATTGGACGGGTCAGTGTTATGATTAAATTCTACGCCGTCAGGTAAGCCATAGGAGTGGTTATACCAAGCCGACCAATTGCCGTTACCCACCTTGCACCTTAGTTGGGTGCTGGTGAATTCGGCATAAAATGTAGTGTAGACATTGTAAGTCAGTGAACCACAGCCCCAATCTCCAGCAGAACTATAAAATCTAAAATCGGTATTTGTTAAAGTGACTCTGCCGATGCTATTAACGCCGTCATAAAAATAAATGTGCCACATTCCAAAATCAGCGCCTAAATCTTTAACAGCAATCTGAAATGAATCGTAATCTTCGTAATGGTGGTATTTAGTGGACAAACTGCCATAGCCGTCAGCGTGAGCGAGAGAATTTGGTGCTGATTGAGCGTTCGACGACTTAACTTTTAGATGATCGCCGTAGACGTATGTCCAATTGGGTTTAGTATCGATGTCGGTGTTATTGGTGTAGCTGTCAAAGTTTTCTATCGCCAAGACTGGAAAAGCAATTAACAATAAAAAGAACGAGAGAGTAAATATTTTTAACTTCATAGGGATTGTCTAAGCAAGGAAACGGGGCTTTGCCTGTTTGAAAGGCAAGCCCCGTCCTTTACGTCTATTTCATGAAGCGTCTGGCCAATCTCCACACGAAGCCGATAGAGAAGATAATCACACCCACGATAACAATGTTGGAAATGTTAGCGGTGATAACACCGACAACGTTTTCTTTCATTGTGTCCACTACGCTAGCAGTGGTAGAGGCGACATCCGTATCGACAACGGCAAAGGCATTGGAGCCAACAACTAATCCGCAACCAATAGCGAGAGTTAAAGCGGTTAATTTGGCTTTGCTTCCTGAAATAAAGCTTTTGATCTTGGTAATCATAATCTTTATTAATTAATATTTTTAACAAATAACACTAATATGCCGACCACTGTTCCGATTATCAAACCAAGGACAATCGATTTAGCGAAGACATTGCCTACAGTTAGGAAATTGTCCAAGTAGCACGAGTTGTTTAGTAAGATATAATCAGAACACATATTATTTGCCCGAAGTTATTGCTAAAAAAATACTCAAGATTACGAATAAGACGAGGGGGAACACGAGGCTTAAGCCTAATCCAGCGAAAATATTGGTGACCATACTTGCCATATTAGGATTTGAAAATAATTATTAGAATCATTAACACCAGTAGCCCAAATAATATTGCGAATGATACCGTGAGCAATTGGCTAAAAAAATTTATTAAGTCCAATGCTTCATCGGTCAAAGTTAAAGTGGTTGAGGTCGATGTTAAGAAATCCATAATTATTTATTTAGCGGGGATATAATAATCCACGAAAGCCTTTCTGCGTTTTTTGTCCATAAAGTAGAAGGGGAAAATTTCTACATCGATAGTCACTTTGTCGCCCACTTTCCCGACCTTTAGCTCTAAGTCAGAGACATTGACTTTGATCGGGTAAATACTGCCGTCTGGCTCAATATAGAGTTCACGCAGTTTGGCTTGGGTGCCGTCTTTTCGTGTATAGTCTTTAAGCTCCTCTTTCTTAATGGTGCCTGTAAGTTTCAACATAATTTTTTGGCTTAATTCTTTGTTAATCTCGCAATCGACCTTTATTTTGCGATTATGCGAGTATGATAAAACAAGCAAGTTCTCAAAAGTTCTAGGGTAGATTTTGGAGAACACAAAAAAACACCAGTTTTGCTGATGTTTTTGAATAAAAACTTGTAGAACTTTAGAGGTATTTTGCCTGTATTTTGACCCGTCCTTTACGCCCTGTATTGTAGCTTAAGAAGTCAGTTATCCCCAGCTTCTTATCAAGCCTTTCGTTTAGGGTTCGGCAGGTATTGTGATATTTTTTCCAATTGCTCGAATCGTTTTTATAATCTAATTCGCCAAACTCTTCGACGGCTATTTCTGAATAATAAAAATCGTCTTTGATGTTGCTTTTGTTGGTAATAAAGATATGTCGCAGTAGCTTGTGGGGGTTGGTAATCTTATCTTGCTTAGAAATCTCGACTTTTCTGCCTTGGACATAAAGCAGGCTTTTTTTCTCGTCAAACCAAGTTGACTTGTTTTGGCTTCCGCCATTCAAAAAAACCTCCCTGTCCAACTTGTCAAAAATATTGCTATTAACGACTGTAAAAGATAGCTCCAACATTTTGTCGGAGTAGGGCTTAGAGAAAAGTCGCCGTAGATCATCATAACAGTCTTTTTCTGGGGCTTCATGATGACGCAATTGCTTCATCTTGCTGTATATTATCTCCAAGTTGGAGTAATATGTCCAAAATTCACGAGACAAAATAGCCTCGGGTTTCACTTTTAAAAATTGGTTCTCATTGAAATAGCCTTCGGCATTATCGCCGAGGATCTTGGCAGTGTCGTCAAAGATTTTTTGGAGTATGTTTTTGGCGAGCGGTTCTTTGTTGAGAAAGCGAATGTATTTATAAACAATGACAAAGCGTTGAAAAATGTTCTGCTCAATACAAAAAAGCTGGGTAAATTCCAGCATTTTTTCCTTTATATTTGAGGAAGAAACTCTCATACCTTGGTTGATTGTTGTTTTGTAAAATATACAAATGATACATTCTTATCATAGTTTGACTAGGCCAAGTTTCTGATTATTTTTACAACAACACCTCGTATTTCAACACTTTGGCTATAAATTGGTTTGCAAGCCAGATTAGCTGGCTGTAATTTTATGTAATCTTTTTCTTGGTAGAATTTTTTTAGCGTGGCCTCATTGTTAATTGTAGCCACTACTGTATCGCTATTTTCGGCAGTGTTTTGTTTGCGGGCAATGATGATGTCTCCGTCAAATATGCCGTCGCCGATCATTGAATCGCCCTTAGCTCGCAGGGCATACAGATTACCTTTTAAAATCGGCTCTCTAATAACTTTGATAATCTCGCCGATATGTTCAAGGGCTTCAATCGGCTGACCGCAAGCGATTGCACCGATTAGCGGTATTTCTAGGTATTGTTTGCGTTTTACTGGCAAATACAAACCACGTTCTCGATGTTCGTCCTTTTTTAGATAACCTTTATCCACTAACGCTGTAATGTGTTCGTGAACTGTGGATAAAGCGGACAAGCCAAAATGTTCGCCAATTTCTTCAAATGACGGAGAAAAGCCTTTGTTTTTGAAGAAATCAGAAATGAAGTCCAAAACTTCTTTCTGTCTTTTCGTAATTGTGTTCATATGCCATACTGGAGTATAGCCGAAAAATAACCGAAGTACAAGTGCAGAAAAAGCGAGTAGTATAAGGAAAATATCTCTAACCATTTTTATAATAGTAGAAAATATAATTAATATTAGAATTCAATGTTGATTTCTGGCGGTTTTGATAGTAGTCTATATGACTAAGAAAAGGCTAATAATAAACAATAATGCAAATTAATCATTATGACCCCTTGACAAAAAGTTTAAAGTGTGATATAATGTAAACAATAAAACAAATTGTTCATTTTAAAAAAGGTTATATAATGAAAAACATCGAGATTATTATTTGTGGAGTTGAGATTAATCCTTCAAATTTTGAAACTGCTAAGACATTTGAAGTCCGTGGTCGCGAAAGAGTTGACAGTAAAGACGATGCCGATGTATCTATAACACTTCGTTTCCCTGATGATGAAAAGTCGTGCGGTCAAATGCAATTTTCTGCTTTCTTCTCAAACGAAATCCCAGACAATCATGATGATGACGAAGACTAGGATTGTCACTGTTATAATCCTTACCACTATTATTTAAGGGGATTACAAAATCTCCTTTCGTCTGAGAATGTGAATTCTCACTGATGAGTCCAAAAGGACGAAACAAAAAAATAGAAAACAATTTGTACAT